CCGCCAGCAGGTAAAGTAACTTTTGAAGGTGTAGATGGAGATTTACCATTTTAAACAACATTTATAAACCAATTAGTATGAACAAACAAACAAAAATTAAAGGCTATATGCTTTTAATACTAATTATTAGCTCGCTGTTTATTTCCTTTTCCGGCAAAGGTACAAATGCCAAAAGCAAGGACAATACACCTAATCCTGCAAAAGAATATCCACAAGATAATCTAATGATTATTGACATGAAGAATCTGCCAGGAACACAGATTAAAAACATGGGCAAAGATGAATTGCAGGAGTTTTTGGAAGGACAAGGCTTTAGAAGATTAAAGAATAAAAGTCTGGTAGATTTAAGACGTATATGGTTAGGCTTTATGTATGAAGATTTCTTTTACACTATGCATAAGAAGACTGATTTGCCTATCTCTGTCATTTATGCTTTCTTTATCATCGAGGCAACCAATGCCGGAATAGAAAGTAAACTAATGGCAAAAGCGTTTAACCCTGGAGGAATAAAATACAGAGGGACCGGTAAGAAAATTAATGCTATGGATGACTGCTATAAGAATGGTAAAAAGATACCTTGCGCCTTCCAGTCTTTCTCCTCTTACAATGCCATGGTGCAAGGCTGGGCAAATGTTTTAAACTTACCAAGGTACAAGAATTGCAAAAGATATATGTTTGCTAAGTACAACAGAGGCATGAGTGCTAAAAACATTGTAGATGCTACTTGTAAATGCTTTTATAAGTCTGGCTACCATACAAGTAATCTTTGGAAAGTAAGAAGTAATTTATCAACTGAATACTGGACAATAAAAGCCAGTTTTCCCGAAATGGAATATTAATATGGTAGATAATAAATATTTTTTTGACAAATCAGTAGAACTTGGCTTTACAACTACTAACTATGAATCTCTTGTTAACCTTCATACAAATGGTGCAAGGACACTACAAATAATGGGCTGCAAGTCTGTATTTGAGTTTGGAAGTGGATTAGGTTTCTTTTTATCTGCCTGCCAAAGAATCAGTTTTTATAATCATGTTGGCTATGACATTAATCCTTATGAAAGAGAATTTGCTATTAGTAAAGGAATTGATTCAGATAGGTATTTATTACCAAAAGGGAACTTTAAGGTAAAAGGCAAGTATGATGCTATCTATTCCACAGAAGTATTTGAACACATGACCGATGCAGAATTAAATAAAGTTATGCCAGTATTATATAATGCTTGTAACAAATACTTTTATTTTACATCTACTCCTTATGCCTCTGCTGATCCTGCTTGGGACATTGAATGGGGACACATAAACATTAAACAAAAAGAGGAATGGATAGAATTGTTTAAAAAGTATGGGTTTGACTATTTGCAAGATGTTACAGATGTAACATCATGGGGATTGTTGTTTGTTAAAAATGATAGTCATGGTAAAAGGTAGTAAAAGGAATAAACAAATGTTCAGTAATGAGGAGATAGAAATAATTAGAAGATTATATCCCAACACTCCTAACAAGGTCATTGCCACCTGGATGCCTCACACTTCTACATCTATCAGCAACAAAGCCTATGCCATGGGTTTAAGGAAAACAAAGGAGTATATTACAACTAATTGCAGGAATGTATCTATTGCACAATGGGCAAATGTCAAAACAAGTAGCATAGTAAGAAGAACTTGCTTTCATAAAGGACACATTCCCTGGAACAAAGGACAAAAAATGTCCCCACAGCATATAGAAAAACTAACCGGTGTTTTTAAAAAAGGTAATGTACCACATAATGAAATGCCGATAGGTAGTATCAGAGACATTAATTCATATAATGAAATTAAATACGCTAATCATAAATGGATGAGCCTTGCCAGATACAACTGGGAACAAGTACACGGCCCAGTGCCTAAAGATATGTGTGTGTTTAAATTGGATGGTAATAAGTACAATGATGACATTAGTAACCTATGCCTTGTCACCAGGAAAGATTTGGCTATGTTAAATCGCAATCACAAGCAGTTACCGCAGGAATTAAAAGAAGTGCAAATATTAATTAATCAGATTAAAGACATTGTAAAATGAGACTAACAAAAGATGAAGCTCGAATATTAGCGGAAGCAATGGAGGAGTATAAGTACAAAGTAGTAGAAAATCCGCATTATAAAGAATTAGGAGTGTTTGACAAACTATTTGATTTGCAATACAAATTAGAAATTTTTGGCGATGATAAACGCAGAAATGGTAGAACAACCCAAGATAATTTTAACGACTTAATTAAAAGATTAGCAAAATGAAAAACAAAATCAGCGACCTCCGCAACCACCTATTTTCCGTTCTTGAAGAACTGACCGATCCCGATTCCACTTACGACATTGCCAAAGCCAAGGTTGTGGCAGATGTTGCACAAGTTATTATAAACTCTGCAAGTGTTGAGAACCAGTATCTAAAGATAGTGGGAGGTAGCCATGGCAGTGGTTTCATAGAGGATAGGAATGAAGTGAAACAAATTTCTGAAAAGAATTAAATAATTTTTTATATTTGTGTATTCTTTTGAATCAGGTAGGAGCGATTCAAAAGGAATTTAGAACTACTATCACAGTTCTAACCTTAGCCAATGAACTCCTACTCATTGGCTATTTTTATTTAAACACAAATGGCTAAAGAAATTAAGTTAACACAGGGCAAAGTTGCAATCGTTGATGATGAGGACTTTGAGTATTTAAACCAATGGAAATGGTATGCAAATAATTTAGGTGGTAAATTTTATGCCGTTAGAAATAATTGGAAAAATAAAAAATTTATTTCACAATTATTAATGCATAGACATATTATGAATCCAACAAAAGGATTAGTTGTAGACCATTGCAATGGAGACACTTTAAATAATACAAAATCTAATTTAAGAGTTTGTACTTATTCTCAAAATAGGATGAATAGCGTTAAAACAATTTACAATAAATCTGGATACAAAGGAGTTTGTTGGCACAAAACTGGTAATAAATGGGTTTCTAAAATTGAAATAAATAAAACAGTACACTATTTAGGTTTATTTTCTGATTTAAAAGAAGCAGCTAAAGCATATAATGATGCTGCAATTAAATTTTATGGTGAATTTGCTAAATTAAACATAATATGAAATACACAATATCCATAGACCAAACTCATAGTATAGCATGGGGATTAAGTTTAAGCGAAGCTGCAATGTTTAGCTTTTTATACTCTGTGCCAGCTTGGGCAGAACAAATATTTGTAGATAATCAAGTATGGTTTTTTGCAAGTAGAAATAAAGCCATAGATGAAATGCCTATAATTTCAGATAAATCTGACACAGTTTATCGGTTATATAAATCATTACAAAGTAAAGGTGTAATTGATTGGAAGAAATTTGGAGAAAAAGACTGTATTAGAATTACAGAAAAAGGCAAACAATGGAATAGTCTAAACACAACAGTCGGAAATAAATCCGATGATACTCGGAAAAATATCCGAAAAAAATCGGAAAATAATCCGACATATAATAGTACTAAAAATAATAGTACAATTAATAATATTTTAGAATGTGAATTTGAAAATCCACTCCCAGAAACAAAAATAAAAAATTCTTTCTCTCGCCAGTCCATCCATGATTCCATTTCCCATGAGCAAGGTTTTAAAGAAAAAGAAAAAAGCACGCGGGAAAAAGAAAAAGAAAGCCAAGAGCCGACCGAAACATACTCAGCCTTCATCGCCTATTGCCAAGCGTACGAAAATTGCGCCAAGGTTACTTTGCCAAAGAACAAGCAAGGCAATTACATTATGAGTGCGAAAGATGGGAGTAACTGCAAGAAATTAATATCATGGATTAAGCAAATTGCCGTTGTTGAGGGAACAATAGATGAAATGATTTCTGCTTTTACCAAGGCAGCCTGGCATGTTGGTGATAAGTTTATTAGGAATAATTTTAGCATATCAATAATTTATAGCAATGCTAATTCTATTTATACAAAGTGGCATTTTAACAACCCTGCCGCACAGGAGAAGCGGAGGCTGGAGGAGATTGAGAGACTTGTAAATGAATATCAGCCATGAAACAAACACCCAAAGAAAAAGCCAAGGAACTCTTTGACCACTACCATATCCTTATAACAGGTATTGGAGGTGAATTGGGAAATGAAATTCTTGTTACAATTCTGGCAGAACAATGCGCTCTGTTTTTTGCAATGCAAATGCAGCAAGAGAAGTGGGATGAAAAAAAATACAAAGCACATTCATACTGGGAAGAAGTTGAAGTTGAAATAGTAAATATTGGAATGTATGCAATGTAAAAAAGACAGAAATGCCTATATGCGTGAGTACATGAAACGCTACCGCGCCAGCATGAACGAATATACTTACAAGAAGATCCGGGAACGAGAGAATCACCGCCTCCGTGCCAAGTACCATGCCATGACCGATGAGGAAAGGCAGAGATACATTGAATACCAAAGAACCTATCACAAATTAAAACAATTTACTAATGAATAAAGAAACAAGAAAATTTATACACGAAAAGTACAATGGACATTGTGCATATTGTGGAATAAAAATGACCATTAAAGAAATGCAAGTGGATCATCTTGTTTCGCAATTTCATTTTAAATTTAATATGGCTAAAGCATATACAGATAAATACTTAAACGACATTAGTAATTTGATGCCCAGTTGTCGCGTGTGTAATAAATGGAAATCATGTCATTCACTTCAACAGTTTCGATTTGAAATTCAAGGACAACTTAAAAGATTAAACGAATACTCATCAAATTTTAGGTTTGCTAAAAAGTATAATTTAGTACAAGAAACTCCCAGAGAAATAGTATTTTATTTTGAACAACTAAAACATATCACTAATGACTAATTTAACACAGTACCAACCGCGTAACTCCGACGAGCAGGCAATAATCATCGCCCGATCTAACCGCATTGCCAACATGGAGCAAAAGGATGCGTACAAACAAACATTAAATGTTATCAGCTCCGTGTTTCCCATGTACGGCATTGATGGAGATTTAGCATTCTTTGCCAACATAGCCAAGGAAATTGTAAAGACCTTTGGACAAATAGCAGCCAATGAGATTGAGATAGCTTTCCGCCTTTTCTCTGCTGAAAGTCTGGAACTGGATGATGATGTTAAATTCTATGGCAAAGCTAATATGCATACTATAGGCAAAATACTAAATGGCTATATGACTTACCGGAGGAAAATAATAGCAAGCCATGACAATGAAGTAGCAGCACTCCGACACCAGGTGCAGATGGAAGAAAGAGGAAAGGCAGAAAGAGAAAAGTTGTATGCAGAATTTCCAACGATGATAAAAGAGTTTACCGGAAAGACATGGGAAGATGTGCCTCTGTACTGGTATGATATGTGCTTAAAGTTTGACATGATAACTTATGAGGAAGGAGAGAAAAGAGCACTATGGGATGAGGCACAGGCCATTGCACTCAAAGAGCCACCAGAATCATTAGACCTTCTTACTATCCGCAGCCATGCCAAGAAAATAGAACAAGGCAACATGAAAAGAGCAGTAGTAATTGCCCAGAAACTGGCAGTGTGGAGGAAAGTGATAAAAAAATGAAAATAATTTAAATATTATTATGTATATTAAATATATACTTTGTATATTTACGAAACAAAATAAATTGTTCACCTTTTAAAACACAAACATGAACGACATTAGTAAAAGATTTGCATCCTATCTCATGGATGACTATCACATTAAAGGAACGACAGAAGAAGATGTTGACAAAGCTATTAACAAAATCTTCCGCTACGAATTACTGGATGATGCACAGCAAGTGTTATTTAACGAAATCATGACAGAAGCACTGGATGTGCCTTGGATAGCGGAGCAGATCACAGATGTGTGGGATAGATATGAACAAGAGATTTTAGACTGCAAAAAAGAAGATTATGAAAATCGTTAAAGGCATTGTAAAATACGGTGCAGGTGCGCCAAGGGAAGGACAGTATGGGCCTTCAATAAACATCCTGGTAACTCTGGAGGATCAAAGCCAAGTGCGAGTTTACGGAAAGCCTGGCGATGTTATTGAGAGATACAAGTCTGGGCAGAACATACAGCTAATAGATGATAAAGGCAAATACAAAGTAGTTGAGGATGAGGCACAGACACCTGCTGCACAGGCAGAGCAAAGCGAAAAGCCAGACTTGGCTGCATTGGTATTTGAGTTGTCTGCCATTTACTCACAGGCATACATTGACATTTATAACAAGATAAGTGAAGCTGGCATACCGCATGAGAATGCAACGGCAGCGACAAGCACTATCTTTATACAGGTATTTCAGAAATTGAGGTGAATGACTACATACGAGGCAGTAACTGCGCTGCCTCTTTTTTAACAACTTTAAAACAAAACAAAATGGCTTTAGATAGAAAAACACCGTTCAATGTTGTATTTTATGACAATGAAGAACAAAAAATACAAAATTGGGCATTTAAAGGAAGTTCAAGATTAGCATTATTAGTATATACTATTACATCTCAAAAAGATAAAATAGAGGCTAACAATATAAATAAAGAAGAAGAAATTAAAAAAGCATTGGATTACATTATACATGATTTAAAGAAATTTATTGAAACACCTTACACAACAGAAGACAATGTTTAAACTACCACGACCACACCTTTCTATCTCGCAGATTAATCTCTGGGAGTCCGATCCCTCTGCCTACATGAAGAGGTATTTCTTAAACATTCCCGATGCTCCTTCCCCGATGATGGAGTTTGGTAAACAGTTTGCCAGTGACATTGAGGACTATTGCAAGGGAGAGAAAAGAGAGTTTAATTTTCCTAATAACTTTTTAAACGATATATTACTTTATCCTAATGTTGAGCATAAACTGGAGTACGATTTTGGTGACTTTAAATTTCTTGGATACATTGACAATGCCTCCGAAAAATTTGAGATTATCCGAGACTTTAAAACAGGCACCGCTGCCTGGACACAAGACAGATTAGAAAACAGTTTACAAATGCAAGCCTATAGCTATGTAATATTTCAGCAATATGGCATTATCCCTACTTGTTTTATTGATTATTACAAGACAAGGATAAAAGGCAAAAGCATGGAGTGGACAGATGTGCATGAAACATATCAGCACACTTTTAATATGCAAGACCTTGCTAAAGTAGCACTGCGTATAAGGAAAGCAGCGGAGGAAATAGCGGAAGCCTATGAGCTGCATTGTAATGAGGAATTAGCTGCTATTATTAGTCGCTATGTAGATTATGACAATAGTGTTAAATCTTTCACAGAAAAAAGAGATAATTACAGAAAGCAAATAGAAAAGGAATTGCAGAATAGTAGGTATATGGTGCAAGTTGATAATAAGGTTTTAAGTTATAGCACCTATGAGAAAAAGTCATATATTCATAGCCCGGAACTACAGGAAAGGGAGGAGCAACTGGCAGCACAGAAGAAGCAAGAAATACTTTATGGAGTAGCTACAGAAGAAACAAAGACAGTAACATTGCTAACGGTAAAAGATGTAAAGTGAAAGAGTACAATGCTCAAATGATGGAGATTAAAGCCTTTTGTGATGAGGTTAACGCATGGATAAGCACAGCCCCATCGGCTGAAATGCTTGACGAATGTGACGAGTATCTCCGCCAGTTATCAGCCTACTATTCTCGCTACACTGTCATCTCTGGCATGAATGAAAGTATATATAGCCAGCTACTAATGATGTGCATCCGTGACATGGCAGAGGATGAGTATAAAAGAATAAAGCACTCCTCTACTTTGACAGATTACTATGTTAAAGGTAAGTACCCAAAGGCTACTGCTATCTTTGAGCAATGTCGAGCAGTAAAGCAACTTTTAATTATTACCAGCGATAACTACAGGACATTATTAAGTAGCTTTAGGCAAGAAAGAATATTAATAGGACACATGACTACTTAAAGACATTTGCAGACCTCGGAGTAGGATGTTTTGTTTACTGATTAAACATTTCTTTCCATCCTATTGCGTCAGAGGATGAATTGGCAGCCTGGAAATAGACAGGCATTTTAGCAAGGTAGCGGATGGGTAGCGCAAAGCGAAGTTTTGCTGACATTGTGGGTTCAAATCCCACCCTTGCAACTTAGCAAGATGTAAACATTAAGGAAAATTCGTCACAGGTTTACATATGATTGCAGACGAACCGAAACGCTTACGGTTAACAGGGCTTAACTCATAAAGTCCAGAGAGCGCAAAATAAACGAGTGACAGCCTGGAAAGACAGGCATTTTTTAAACCATATCGTTGACATCAACAAAATGATAAAATGAAAATAGAACTATTAGAAATATTTGGTAATGATGAAATGGTAGTTAACGCAGCTCGTGTCAGCTATGGCAAGGACGCAACCAATTACACCAGTGGGGAAAACAAAAGCCTAATTAATTACCTTGCCTCACATGGTCACACTTCGCCCTTTCGCCATCCACAATTACAGTACCGGATAACTTGCCCTATCTATGTTGAGCGGCAGTTGTTCAAGCACCAGGTAGGCTTATCTGCCAATAGTATCTCTGGCAGATACGTTGATTTTTCCGATACATACACTAAGGTAAATGTATGGAGGAAACAAAGCAAGTCAAGTAAGCAAGGCAGCGAAGGTATGTTGTTTACGGATGTGGCTGAAAAGGCAAAGTTTATAGAGGAGCAAATGATTGACCATGCTAAAAGAGCGTATCACACGTTAATTGAGTTAGGAGTATCAAAGGAACAAGCGCGTACTATCCTACCGTTAAATTTAAATACTACCTTTATCTGGACAGGATCGCTCTACGCTTATATTAATATGTTTAAGCTACGCATTGACGCAAATGCCCAGGCAGAAACAAGGTATATAGCAATGGAGATGCTGCATGAGTTAAAACTTACAAATAAATTTATATTATCTTTAGAAGCATTTCACCTATGAAAGAAGCTATGCGACACAATGAAAATAAGCTACGCTACGACCTTTGCCCAGCCATTGCACAGAGAGAATATGCAAAGGTGTGGACGCAAGGTTTAGAGAAGTATCCTGCTGGCAACTGGGAGAAAGGCTTTCCCTTCTCCGTAGTCATTGCCTCCGCTATGCGACATTTAGAAGCCATGCGACTTGGTGAAATGATAGACAATGAAAGCGGACTTTTGCACTCTGCACACTTGATGTGCAATGCCGCAATGCTGACAGAGTTTTATTTTACTCATCCAGAATTAAATGACTTAAAGAAATGAGCAAACAAACGGCAGTTGAATATTTAATAGAGGTATTACGGGTAAATGCTGGAATAAAAGTTTCAAAACAGTTGCAAGAAGAAGTTTTACAAATGGAAAGAGAGCAGATAAAGGAGGCTTATATGTCGGCTTTACCTTATGGTCTTGAATATTCACATTACGATAAGTATGCAAATAAATATTACAACGAAATTTACAAAAAAGAAGAAAAATGATTTTAACAGACAAAACCATTATTGACGAAATAGCTTTAAAAAATATCGTCATTGAGCCATTGATAGAGGCAAACATTGGTACTAATAGTGTTGACTTAACACTAAGCAATACTTTGCTAATGTACACTGACCATATTCTTGATACCAGGAAGAAGAATGCCTACGCTCCTATGATTATTCCAGAAGAAGGAATGATTTTGCAGCCTAACATTCTATACCTTGCCTCAACTGTAGAATATACGGAGACACTTCGCCATGTACCAATTATACAAGGTAAATCGAGTTTAGGAAGATTAGGTTTATTTGTTCATGTGACTGCAGGATTTGGAGATGTAAATTTTAGAGGGCATTGGACTTTAGAGCTTGTTTGTGTACAGCCAGTCAAAATTTATCCAGGCATGAAGATTGCACAAATTTGCTACCACGACATTAGCGAAATGCCGTACACCGACTATGCCAGCAAAGCAGATGCAAAGTATAAAGACCAGGGAAAAGATCCGGTAGCAAGTAAAAACTATTTAAACAGATAACCATGCTAACAGAACAAGAAAAAAAGAAATTAGGCAAAGACATTGCGCTCATCTTTGTAGCCATTGGAGGTATCATAACTCTATCTTATGCCATTTATTTTATTGTTGACACTTTAAAAAAATGGTACTAATGGAAGTTAAAACAAAGCGCTTTATAATAAAGTACAGAGAAGGAATTGTTAGTGTAGCTGCTAATGATGTAGCGGAGGCAATAGAAAGATTTAAAGAATTACGCATTGAAACGTGCGCAAAAGAATTAACTATTGTACCAGAGGATGAAATGTATAAACGCAGAGAAGAACTTTTCCGAAAGGAGTGATTAGTGGTTTATGGTGGGAAGTAATTTATTTCCCACTTTTTTTTTATTTTATTATTATATATAAATATACTTTGTATATTTGCTATTATTAATTATTAAAACATCACAAACATGAAAAAGAATTTTAACAATCAGAACTTTGAATGGCTATTCCAGGACATTACATCCTCAATGCCAAAGATTATTTTTACAGGTATAATTTTAACATACCTTATTACCGCAGCTCTTAATGTGTACTTCCTTCCCCTTCCTCTGCTGCTATCCATTCCTGCGTCTCTCATGCTCCAGTTTGGCAGATTTGCAGTTGTCTTTATTGATTTCCTTAATCCATCTGACAAGCGCAGTAAATACCCTCCGCGTGTTGCTGCTGCTGCTACAGTAATTGCATTGTTAGAGTTATGGTTTAGCATCCAAGGACAAAGCACTGGTGCAGAGTTTTGGGCTATGTTTTTCTTTATTGGTGCTATTATTTGCTTTGGCTATGTCTTAGAGATACAGTTTATAGAGAAAGGCATAGAGGCATACGGCATAGGTGTTAAAGAGCCAAAGACAAGGAGGAGAAGGTTAGTTAAAGAAACGACTACAACAAACATTACCAGCACACAGCCGATCAAGTTTACTATGGCCGTTTGCTTTATGCTAACAGTTGCTTATTTACCAGCACAGAATAATCATTTTTTTGCATACAATACCATGAGCCTTGAAAAGATAGATAAAGGCTTATTGGAAAGACGCTATTACAGTGAGGCAGATGAAAGCTATACAGTTGATACGATTACCTATGATATGTTATCTGGCATTAATTTGTGGGATGGCTACAGTAGGACAACCTATGATAATACTATGTTTATGACTTATGGCACACAGAACTTTGAATACTATCCAGTAGCAGGTTTATGGAAGTATAAAAATAAATACTATGACTATATTGGATTGCTAAAATTTGTAAGCAAATATTTTAAACGTAACTTTCTAAATAAAAAAATAACTTATGGCAAAATTCGTAGGCATTGACCCATCTATGAGGCTTAACGGATTTGCCGTGTGTATTATTGATGAGGATAAAGTTTATTTTGGAAAGTACAAGAAACTTGCCGACTGGGCAAGGGATGCTTTGACCTGGTCAACAGATATAAAAGTAGTAGTAGAAGATTCATCTTTACAGAATATTACCTTTAGAAAATATGTTGATGGTAAGGCACGAACAAAGATTAGTCGAAATGTAGGCATGAATCAAGGAGCCAGTAGATTTACAATAGATTGGTTGGAGTTGTACGGACATACAGTTAAAGGAATATCACCACAGGATAAAGGAAGCAAATGGACATTGGATTATGCCATGTCCGTAATTAAAGGAATGAAGCTCGAAGTGACTGGAAACAAAAAATTATCACAAGATGAAATTGATGCATTTCAATTAGCGTTAATATCAAAAGCATATTTCAAATGATACAGGAAAAAGTTATCAGAAAACGTCTTAACAATCTTGAACAAATATACATAGCCGAATCAATGAAGGATCGGAGAAAACAAGATAAATGGTTCATGGGCATTATTGAACAACGCATGAAACAAGAGAAAACTAAACTTACACTACTAAAAATTGGAACACATGGCTGCTAAAAACTATGGACTGGATAAAAAGCAAATAGCACTTTGTGATGCTATGATAGCAAAGTATCCAAAAGGAATTAAGACAAATAATGTCGTATCCTCCGCATCAACACTTATATCTTTTTACAATAGCAAAGATGAAAGAAACAAACAATTTTACCAGTATATGAATCCGGAAAGAATGGTATCTTTGCTTTGGCAGGTAGTTAAAATAAACAACGAGAAAGAAGATGTAAAAGAATCAGCCGTTAGATTATTAAATAAGTTATTGCAGGATATAGTTGTTAATTAGTGTTTGTTGATGTTTAAGGTGTTTAAGAGGCGTAAGAGAGATACTTGCGCCTTTTTTATTCCCACACTACACCTTGCTGCACAGCGTAGTCTAAGATGCCCTTTGCGTGCGCTTTAGCAATACTCTGCTGCCAAGACAAATCAATCATTAAACCAGCATCAGAATAATTGGTAAAGAATCCATTCTCCGACAACACCGCAGGCATTGATACACCGGTAAGCATGGTAAATCTTGCCTCCCTATCCAAATCTCCATCTAAATAATCAGCTCTATGCACCCAGCCTGGTGTACTACTCTTTACCTGCTCCCCGATGCAAGTCGCAAGCAGATCCGCTTTCGTTTGTCCAGGTGATGTAAATATCTCCCATCCTCTGGCAGTTGTTGCTGCGGCAGCATTGCCATGAATAGAAACAAGTACAGAGTGTTTAGCTACAGATGCGTAGGAGTTGGCAAGTTGGCAGCGTTTATTCAATGTTGTGTCATTGATAGGCTCGTATATCTTTTTAACTGAAAAGCCATAGTCAAGGAGGTACTGTTCTAAATAGTTAGCTAAAGAGCGATTAAACACTCCTTCAAAAAACCATCCATAGGAATGAAACTTGCCTGTGCGATGTTGATAGCACTTTGAAGGATAGGTAACATATTTCTCTGGGCCTGTTCCGTTTCTCATGCCACCATGCCCGGCATCAAGGCATATTAAAAATTCATTTGCTTTCATATTTTATATTTTTAAGGGGAGAAGAAATTAATCAACTCCCCTTGGCACTAAGGTAGCGACTTCTCTGCGCCTATAATTTAAAACCAATAAGGGCAAAGGCTGCGCTTATCAATGATAGCTTTGCAGGTAATTTTACCTCTATCTCTTTTCCTGCACATTCGCGGCTTGTCTCCTTGATTTTATCCCAAATGATTTGAGCCAGTTGGATGTATTCGCGCCAAGTAAATTTTACCTTGTTGCCTTCAAGATGAACATTGATTTCACTTGCAAGCTCCGCAAAGTTCATTGAGTAACAAGCCACATCGCCTAAAGGTGATTTTATTGTATCAGCACTTTTTAAGGCATCTTTTAAATTAGTCTGCATATTATTTATTTTAACGATTAAAAAAACGTGTGATTAAAACGCCAAGATTTACGCCTGTTATACGTTTTATATTTTCTGAAATAGAATATAATTCGACGGTTGCAATTAAAAACGCTGCCATGTAAGTAATGTTGAAAGGAAGGCTAAAAGTATTTCTTGCACCTTCAAAAATAAGGATAGCACAAAAATACACTACTATTTTTTCTATGGTACGATAAAGCCCACGGCTATTTATCTTTTGCCCCTCCTTCTTTGCTGCAATAATTCCCGTTGCCATATCTGCAAAAACAACGAAAACCGTAAATATCAAAAATCCCTTTATAGGAACAAAAAAGCTAAATATCCATCCACAACAAATGGCATACGTTATCTTTTCCCATCCAAGATGCAAAAGGTTAATTAAGGTTGCTTTCATTATTCAAGTTTTATTAATCTAACATCCCCATCCACCGTTGCAAATTTGCCATCAGCATATTTATACAAATCGTATTTAATGCCATTAAAAGCAAAGGAAACTTGATTGGTAAATGTGGATAAAAGCAAGTTTGTCGAAATAGAATAAACTTTGCCATTGTCTGGATTAAAGATTAAACGCTTATTGCTGTTTAATTGAATTACTCCATCAATAATTTCACCGTTAAAATTTAGCCTCCAATCGCCTATAAACTTTGCCGTGTCACGTTGTGCCGTTGTGAAATAAACAGGCTTACCACTTATTTGAACGTGCAAATCATTGTAATAATTAATCCTTTGCACCGTTTTGCCCTTTGTTATAATAGGCTTTGCATGAATAGCTAACGTGTTGCTTTGTCTTTCAGCATCAGTAACAAGGCTTTGAATGGCAGTTGCACTATCGCCCAATATTTGCTTTGAGCCAGTGACAGTTGAATCCGACAAAGTAGTCTGCTGAATAATGTAATAAATGTTGCCTTGCTTTTGAATATACACCGTGTCTTTGACAACGTCTTGCGCAAAGGAAAACAAGGGAAGGAATAATAATAGGTATCTCATTTTATTTATTTTCGAGGTTAATAATTCTTTGTTCAAGGGCTTTGATAAG